GACCCCTATGGCAGGCCGCCTATGCACCAGTTGCCCAGCGATCATCCCGCAAGGAAAGACACGCTGCGATGACTGCCGCCGCGCTGCCGACAAGGCACGCAGGCCACAAGGAAATCCATACGCGACCAAAGCGCACAAGCAAGGTTTCCGCGCTCACGTTCTCGCGCGCGATCCAATCTGCGTGCTCTGCATGCACGCACGCTCAACAGTCGCAGACCACTATCCGACAGAACGCCGCGACCTGATCGAACTCGGTTTGAACCCCAACGATCCACAGTACGGACGCGGATTGTGCAAGCCCTGCCACGACAAACACACCGCCGAAACAAGCCCAGGCGGATGGAACAACCGGCCCTAACCAGACCATCACACAGTCAACAGCGCACCACTCAAGGTGCGAGACAGAAACCCGGCAACACCATGACCAGCACAAACACTCACACACACAACCCGCACACACGCCCCTGACCTGCACGAACACACGGGGGTAGACCCCCAGCCGCCCCGGCCACCAACCCCGCGGGGGAGGTGAAAAAAGTGTGCGGAGGGTTCAAACGTTTCTGAAGGGTAGGCGCAATGCCTGCCCTTTTTTGCTGCGCAATGCAGTTTCTTGGAGGTGATCGTGATGGCTCGTGGAGGTGCACGTAATCGATCTGGACCGCAGCCTGATCCGTCATCGGGTCGTTCTGATGCTCGCGGTTATTCGCTGACTGCTTTGCCGAACGAGGGTTACACCGGACAGGTTCCTGAGTTCCCGCTGCCTTTTCCTGAGGATGAGTCGGTTGGTGCGCGTGAGCAGAGTATCTGGCGTGAGGCGTGGTCGTTTCCGCAGGCTGCTGCGTGGTCGTTGGAGCCGTGGCGGTGGCCTGTTGTGGCGGAGTATTGCCGGTTGAAAGCCACTGTTGAGGCTAATCCTGGCGCTAATGCGGCGCTGGTGAGTCAGTTGCATCGTTTTCGTGACCAGATCGGGTTGACTCCGGCTGGTTTGAAGGAGAACGGGTGGGCGATTGCCCCGGTTGAGGTTGGCCCTGTTGTGAAGTCTGCACCTGGTGAGGGCGGTGAAGTTAAGCGAAGGTTGAGGGCGGTCAATGAGTGAGTTTGTTGTTGATTTCCCGACCTTGGGTGACTTGATTGATGCCTGGATTACTGCGCACTGCGTTAATCCTGGACCTTTCCAGCGTGGTAAGCCTTTCCGGTTGGCTGACTGGCAGTTTTGGTGCATGGCGAACCACTACCGGGTTCGTGAAAACGCGGTGTTTGTCCATCCAGATGATGCGACACCTGATAGCCCCGTGTTGCTGAACCAGGCGTTCACATATCGACGTTCGATGATCATTGCACCCCAAAAGACGGGTAAAGGCCCGTGGTCTGCGGCTATGGCTGCGGTTGAAGGCGCTGGTCCGTCTTTGTTCGCTGGATGGGCTGTTGAGGGTGATGAGTATTCGTGCGCTGAGAATGGCTGCCCGTGCGGTTGGACCTATGCGTATCTGCCAGGTGAACCCAAAGGCATGCGCCACCCTGCCCCATTAGGTCAGATCACGGCTGTTGCAGAAGACCAGGTCCGAAACATCTTTGGGCCGCTGCAAATCATGATCAAGCTTGGACCTTTGAAGCATTTGATGAAGGTGCGCGAGGGATTCATCCGTGTCCTTGGCGCATCGGACGATGAAGAGTTTGATCGCATTGACGTGGTCACCTCATCGGCTAAAACTCGTCTGGGTAACCCGATCTCGTTTGCGATCCAAGATGAGATTGGCACGTGGTCTTCTGACTCGTTGATTGAGGTCGCAGACCACCAAAACCGCGGCCTTGCAGGCATGCAGGGCCGTTCGATAGCAACAACGAACGCATTCGATCCTGCCGAGAACTCCTACGCACAGATCATGTACGAGGAAATGGCTGAAGACGTGTTTATCTTCTTCCGTCAGCCACCTTCTGATCTTGATTTCAAGGTCAAGAAGGATCGTATGAAGATCCTCGAATACGTGTATGAGGGGTCATGGTGGGTCAATCTCGCATCAATCAATGCCGAGGCCGAATCGATTCTCAAGCGTGATCCTGCGCAGGCTGAACGGTTCTTTGGTAACCGTCTCGTGCAGGGGTCTGGCGCATATATTCAGCCTGAAGTGTGGGAAGCGAACCAGGCGGAAACAGGCTCGAAAGAGACCCGTATTTGTCTGGGATTCGACGGGTCGACCTCTGGGGACTGGACCGCGATCCGCGCTGAAACAGCCGACGGCTACCGGTTCACGCCCACGTATGGGCCAGATGATCGCAAGACGATCTGGAACCCGCAAGAGTGGGGCGGGCGCATCCCGCGCGGTGAAGTCGAAGCAGCCGTTGAGGAACTGTTCCGCAAATACAAGGTTGCCCGGTTCTACTGCGATACCCGCGAATGGGTGACCGAGGTCGATCAGTGGGCGTTGACGTACGGCGAGAAGGTTGTCGTCGCGTTTCCTACCTACTCGATTTCGCGTATGCACCTCGAATTGGACCGCTACATCAACGACATTCAAGGCTCAGACACCAGGCATGACGGATGCCCGATCACGCAAGTACACGCGCTCAACGCGATCAAAATTGCGAAGCCCGGTGACCGCTACATCCTGGCCAAAGCCTCTGAGCATCAAAAAATCGACGTGCTGATGACCGATATCCTCGCGCACGCCGCAGCGGCAGATGCTCGCCGCGATGGCGCGTTCGTGCAGCGTCCCAGTTACGTCTACTACGTCTAAGCCTCTTGGAGGGCGCATGGAAGCATCACAAGCCCTGATGGTGGCACAAGACCTGTACGACAAACTCATAAAGCGTCGCCCGTTCGTGGAAAAGACGGACAAGTATTGCGAGGGCGACCAGCCCCTCGCGTTCGCCTCGCGTGAATGGTCAGAGTTCCACAAAGACCGGTACGCGGGATTCTCGGATAACTGGTGCGCACCAGTCGTGGATGCGTCCACCGAGCGTATCGAACTGGTGGGCGTGACTGGCGAGGATCGCGGCCTAAAGGATCTGTGGACGCGCTGGCAACTCCAAGACGGCGAGGAACTATTCGCCCAGGGAATGCACGCGACCGCCACGAACTCGACCTCATACGTCATCGTGTGGGGTGATCGTGACGATAACCCGCTGGTGACGTGGGAGCACGCCTCTGAAGTGCTCACCGACTACGATCCAGCGACCCGCCTGTTGCGGTACGCGATCAAATCCTACGTGGATGGCGAACGCGAGTTCTTGACACTGTTCACACCAGATGTTGTGTGGAAGTGGCAGCGTGACACGTTCAGTGTCGGCGGGCAGGAACAGACCAAGAACGGCGTGCTCGTCGCGCGTTCAGGTGTTGGCACCCACTCAAGCTGGAATCCAGCACCCGGCGATGACACGTGGCCGCTACCCAACCCGATAGGTGTAATTCCGGTTGTGGAGTTCCCCAACGATTCACGCCTGACAGGCGGGGCGATCTCCGACATCAGCGGCGCAATGGCCATGCAGGACGCAATCAACCTGCTGTGGGCCTACCTGTTCGGTGCCGCAGACCACGCCTCACTGCCCGCTCGTGTCGTGATGGGCCAAGAACCACCGAAGTTGCCGATCCTGAACTCAGAAGGACAAACCATTGGTGAACAGCCTATTGAACTCAAAGACCTGCAACACGGTCGCCTCTTGTGGCTGACCGGGCAAGTAGGACAAGACACAAAGATCGGGCAATGGGATGCCGCACGGCTCGACGTGTTCACCGAGGTAATCGAAATCGCGGTGGGCCACATCGCCGCTCAGACACGAACACCTCCGCACTACCTGAACACCAAGGCCGGTTTGTCGAACCTGTCTGGTGATGCTCTCGTAGCAGCGGAGACAGGCCTGGTGAAAAAGGTCCAGCGTCGTATCCGCGGGGCACGCAAGGCCGTACGCCGCGTGTTCCAACTGATGGCTCTGGTCACAGGCAAGAAGGGTCTTTCCGACCTGATTGTTGCGGGCATGTTCGAGTTCGCTAACCCGGCGATGCGTTCTGAAGCCCAACTCGCTGACGCGCTACTGAAAAAGGCTCAGATCGGCTACCCGTTTGAGTACCTGATGGAACTCGACGGTATAGACCCCGATGATCGTGAACGCATCCTAGCGATGCGGGACCGGGAGTTGATAGGTGATTACGAACGGGACGGCATGAATGTACACCCAGACGATACCGGCACCAACGCACCGATACGCGAGCCTGCTTCAACGTGAACAGGGCAGGCTTGAACGCTCGCTACAGCAGGTCTTCCCTCGCATCGATACCTCGTTCGCTCCTGTAGCGGGCCTGCTGGCGGCACGTATCGCAACCTCCCAGCAGCGCATCGCGACCGCTGGAATGAACTACACCGAGGAACTACTGGGCGAGTTCATCGAGGATGCAGGAACGGTCACAACCCGCCCTTTGGTGGGCGTGACCGGCGCTGGAATCGACGTGGAGGAAGTCTTTGCCGGTGCACGCATCATGTCCACGCAGGATTCTTTGCGTGCAGGGCTGGTGTGGGCACTGCAACTCGCGCACACCGCCCTGGCAGACACGGGCCGACAATCGGTTGTCCTGGGCATGGGCACACGCAACTGTGGCGGATACATGCGCGCGCTCGTCGGTAACACCTGCTCACGCTGCGCGATCCTAGCGGGACGGCTGTATTGGACTGAAGAACCCTTCAAACGTCACCCACAATGCGACTGCCAGCACATCCCATACAAGAGCGAACCAGACGAGAAGTATCTCGTAGACGCTGAGGACTATTTCAACAGCCTCAGCGAGGCTCAGCAAGACAACACGTTCACCAAGGCGGGCGCTGAAGCGATCCGCAACGGCGCGAACATCAACCAGGTTGTCAACGCTCGGCGCGGAATGTGGAGCGTCGCGGACATGAACGGGCGTCGCCGGATGGCACGCCGTGAAGTGTTCGGACAGCAACTCTACGTCACCAGTGAAGGCATGACCCGGCGCGGTATCGCCTACTCACGCCTGCGCGACCGACGAGCCGGAGACGTGAAACTCCCCGGCTCACGCTACGTCCAATCACGAGCGCCACGCATGATGCCCGAAAGCATTATGGAAGTCGCTGGCACAAACAAAACCCTGTATCTGAACCTACTCAAACGTCACGGATACATCCTCTAGCCTCACCTATCCGGGTGGGGCTTTCGTATTTCTACCGCAATGGAGAAACCATGTTTAAGTCCCTGTACCAGCGCAAGAACCTGCGATTCGTGGAAGCCCCGACTGGTGGTGATCCGGCTGGTGGCGGCTCCCCAAAGCCGACTCCCCCAGAGCCAGACCCCGAAGGCGAACCCGGCGACGACGAGACGCCTATCGAGGGTGAAGAGCAGCTACGCGACGCGGGTAAGAAGGCACTGGACTCTATGAAGTCCAAGTGGAAGGACGAAGTAGCAGCCCGCAAGAAGGCTGAGGCTGAACTGTCCGCCCTCAAGGCCGCAGCCGATGGCCGCGAAGCCGAACACAAGGCCGAACTTGAAGCGCAACGCATCAAGGACGAAGCCCTCAGCGCGGCAAACAAGCGCATCTTGACAGCCGAGCTACGGGCAGCCGCCAAGGGTGCTCTAACCAACGCTGAGGACGCGCTGGTGTTCATTGACCTTGACGAGTTCGAGGTCGGTGATGACGGGTCTGTTGATACAGACGCAATCGATTCAGCAGTTAAGAAGCTGCTGGAAGAACGGCCCTACCTCGCCGCGCAAGGTGAGCGGAGGTTTACGGGCGACGTGGGACAAGGCGTGCGCAATGCAGGCAAAGACCCCACACAACTCACGCGTGCAGACCTTGCACGCATGACCCACACCCAGATTGAGGAAGCCCGCAAGGCTGGGCGACTCAAAGACCTGCTGGGTAAGTAAACCACCGATAAGGAGGCCACCTGATGGCTATCGACCATTTCATTCCGGAGATCTGGAATGCCAACATCCTGGAAAACTTCCGCCAGACCGCGATTTTCGCCGGACTCGCTAACCGCGAGTACGAGGGAGACGCAACCAAGGGAAACACCGTCCACATCACGGGCGTTGTCGATGTGGAGGTCAAGGACTACAAGGCCGCGAACCGCACCACGACCGCAGATGACATCACCGACACTGGCATCGATCTTCTGATCGACCAGGAGAAGAACTTCGACTTCTACGTCGATGACATCGACCGCGCACAGGCAGCCGGATCTCTGGACGCCTACGGACGCTCGGCGGCAAACGGTCTGGTCACTGACGCTGACCAGTTCCTTGCCGCACTGCTGATCGCAGGAGGCATTGCGGTCACTCCCGGCGCGCCAGCCACCGACGCTGCCAGCGCGTGGAACGTGTTCCGTGACCTGCGCAAGGTACTGAACAAGAACCTCGTTCCCCAAGGCTCTCGCGTGGCGTGCATCAACGCCGAGTTCGCGGCTCTGCTCGAAGAGCACGACTCGAAGCTGATGAAGGTCAACGAGTCTGGCACCACGTCTGGACTGCGTGACGCAGCCATTGGCCGCATCCTGGGTATCGACGTGTACACCTCGGAGAACCTGCCCGAGACCGACAAGCCACAGATCGTGGCTTGGCACCGTCCAACCTTGGCGTATGTCTCCCAGATCCAGGAGACCGAGGCCCTGCGCGCTCAAAACAAGTTCGCTGACCGTCTGCGCGGTTTGCACGTGTACGGAGCCAAGATCGTGCGCCCGACCTCGGCGGTGCACTGGACTGCGGCATGAGTGTACGCGTGGTTGGAATATCCGGCACACCGATGGACCTGCCGGACGCGGTAGCCTCCGGGCTTCTCGCGTCCGGCGTGGTCACACGCATCGATGAACAGCAGCCAGAGGCAAGCGAACCTGAAAAGCCCAAGCGTGGACGCCCACGCAAAACCGACGCATAAGGATGGTGGTGGAGATGGAACCCCTGGCAACCATTGAAGACCTGGACGCACTAGGCATCTCCACCACCAACACCACTCTCGTGGAATCACTACTCGAGTCGGTCTCCTCAGATATCCGTAACGCGGCAGGATGCCCCATCAGCCCAGTCACCGAAACCATTCACGTGACTGCGAACCGCGAACAATATCTACCCCTACCCGTCAAACCGGTCACCGCTATCCACAGTGTGGAGATCGACGGCGTACCGGTCACCGGGTGGCGGCTGGTTGATGGACGGTTGTGGCGTCCACAAGGATGGTCCGGCTATGCGCCAGCCATCGTGGATGTGAACCTGACGTTCGGGCAGCAAGTACCCAAAGACATCGTGCGTCTGACCTGCATGATGGTTTCTGCAGGAGTGGAGGCCGCGAAAGAAGGATTCAACTCCACACGCGGACTAACCTACGAATCGATCGATGACTCCCGCGTTGGCTACGCCACCGGCGATAACGAGATCGTAGACCCGGCAGGCCTTCCTGAAACCACCCGCACGATGCTGCGCAACCGATTCTCCGGTGGCGTCGCAGTCACGGGAGGCTACTGATGCGATTCCCACGTAGGGCGCTGGCACGCGGGCGCGCCAACGCTGAAGAGCTCATGAGTGATCACATCCTCATCGAGCGGATCACCGGGTATGGGCCTATCGATCCAGTCACGACCACCCGTCCACCGATCTACACGACCATCCATGACGGCATCGGGAAGATCCAAGCCTACGAAGGCCAATACGAGCAATCCAAGCAGGCCGGTGGCGGCGATTACGTGGAATCACGATCCTGGCTCCACACACCAGTTGATGCCGGGCCTTTCCAGCAGGGCGACCGGGTGACCATCATCGCGGCCCCGCACGATCCTTCACGCATCGGTGAGCAATTCCTTCTCGAAGCTGCCACCGGTAAATCCATCGCGACAGCCCAACGCCTGCCCATCACCATCGTGGAGGCGATTGTATGAGCGATGACCTGACACGCCTGATCGCGGACCTGGACAAGGCACCCAAACAGGCGTTGAAAAACACCCAGCAGATCCTTGAAACAGCCGCGCACAAGATCAAGGAAGACGCCAGCCAACAAGTTGCAGCGTCCCCCTCCCTCAAGGGCGCTCGTAGCTCTATCGACTACGACTCGCGCGCCACGGTGGGAACACTGCGCGTTGAGGTGGGCTTCAACAAGGGCCGTCCCGGTGGGCCGCTGGGCAACATCATCGAGTTTGGTCTGTTCTCCCCGCAAGGCGCGTTCGGTGGAGGTAAAGGCGAACTGTTGGGCGCACTGGAACGCGAGATACCGGCTATCGATAAGCATGTGGGCGACATGATGGGAGACCTGATATGACCATCCACCCGCTCGCCGCTGCGTTCACGGCGCTCCTACCCGCCCAGTGGCCGATCTACGACGGGCAGATCCTCGATGACAAGGGGACTCCCTACCCCGCCGATGATCTGCCCACACCGCCGTGGATCTTCTTGGACTTCCCCGAACCTGACGCACTAGAGCGCTCACTGGCGGGCGGTGTTCACGCGATCACCATTGAGGGACGCGTCCTGCTCTATCACACCGACATCGAGGGTATCCGGCTCATGGCGTCACACGTCACCCGCGCACTCGATACTGCGCGCCTGACCCTACCGGGGTGGGCGTTCGGTCTGATCCGACTCGATCACCCCATCGGCCCGGGCCAAGACCGAGACGTGAAATACACCGGTGGCATCCACCCCATCGCCACGTCCTACGAGTTCACCTTCACAGCCTCCAAAGGAGCATCACCATGACATGGTTCGTGCGCGTGCGAGACAAATCCACCAAGCATGAATACGACCTTCCCGAAGGCCACCCCCACATTCGCGGCGGGCTTGTTGAGCCTGTCCGGCGTAAGGGCAAGGATTATCCGCGCTCGCGATATCCCCGCCCGCCCCGCCATTTCAAGCGGCTCCCACGCTCGGAGCCTCACATCGAACCCTCACCAACCGGTGAGGGTTCTTCCATTTCCACGGAAACTGAGGAGGCTCACTCATGAGCAACATCCCGTCAACACCATTGGACGGTAATTTCACCGTCTGGTTTGTTCCCACTCTCGCCAACCCTGCCGCACCTACGGTCGAGGAACTGAACGCCGCAACGACAGTGAACCTGTCGTGCTACCTGACAGGTTCAGGTTTCGCTGACTCGGCAGATCAGGCCGCGATCACCGATGACCGTCTGTGCGATACGTTCGTGCGCGAGCAGCCCGGTCGTGTCACCCCGTCACTCGAAGTGACCTTCATCGACAACACCAACTCCGAGTTTGAGGAAGACTTCAACGCGGCTGTCGAGTGCCTTGTGCCGGGATCGAAGTACAACCTGGTCACTCGCCGCGGGAAGGCATTCGACGCGCCCGCAGCCGCTACAGACCGCGTGAACGTGCGTGAAGTCATCGGCGGCATGCACAACGAGGTCGCCCCTGAAGCAAACAGCGTCGCTCGTTCGGTGGCTAAGCAGTTCATCCAGGGGTACATCAACCGCGCACAGGTTGTCGCGGCCTAGCCCCACCCCTACCGGTATGACGAGCCGCCCAGTCGTGGCGGCTTTTTTCATGCCACAAAACCGGCCTGCCCGCGCGTGTGTTGGTCCGCGCGGGCAGACCCCACAGACCAACACGACCACAAGTAGAGGAAGTATCTTTCATGGCTCTTTCAATGAAGCGTGCCACTGTGACTGTCGAGGTGTGCACCGACATGGAACTCAACGCCACACACGAACAACTCTCCATCGACTTGGCCAAACGTGAACGTAGCGGCGTGAACGATGACCGTCTCACCGGCGACCCGCTGGCACGCCAGATCGTGGAGATCGAACGGCAGATGGCTGAGCATGTCGTGCTGTTCACGCTACGCGCCCTCCCCCGCAAACTGTGGGTGGGTTTGAAGGCCGCACACCCGCCACGCGAAGACGACACCGTTGATGAAGCGTACGGAGTCAACGTATCCACGTTCGTGGACGCGGCACTGATCAAGTCGATTGAGTCAGTCACCCACAAAGCCAATGGCGAGGTGATCGAGTTCAACCCG